CAGGATGAAATGCTCAAGCCTGCCAAGACTTTTATCTCGGATGCCATCGACCAGTTTGAGGCCGCTTTTAAGGTGCGCGGCACCGGGGTGCAGGGGATCCCGAGCGGGTTTGTGGACATTGACCGGATGTGCAATGGGTTTAAAGGGGGTCAGTTGATCGTCCTTGCGGCCCGTCCTTCAATGGGCAAGAGCGCTTTGGCGATGAATATCCTACAGGCTGCCGCCGAGAAGGGACACGGATCGGCTTTGTTTAGCTTGGAGATGAGCGGACTAGAAATGGCCCAGCGCATGATCTGCGCATCAGCAGATGTCTCGCTTCAGCGGGTTCGGGATGGCTTTCTGGCCAAGACCGATTTTCCTCGGATCGCAAGCGCCGGGGATCGGGTGTCGCGTCAGAATATCTGGATCGACGAGACTCCGTCGCTTTCGCTTTATGCCCTAAGGGCACGAGCCCGGCGTCTCAAGATGCAGCATGGCATCGGTTTGATCGTGATTGATTACCTTCAACTCATGCGTTGCCCGAGCAAGCGGGGTGATGCGAACCGGGCGCTCGAGATCGCCGACATCACCGGGGGGCTCAAGCAGTTGGCCAAGGAGCTAGACCTTCCGATCATTGCCCTGGCACAGTTGAACCGCGAGGCCGAGAGGCGAGGGGAGCCGAAGCTCTCCGACCTGCGGGAGTCTGGATCCATCGAACAGGATGCCGACATCGTGCTACTGCTCCACCGAAACAAGGAGGATCCAAGCGAACCAAGCAAGCTCTATGTGGCCAAGCAGCGCAATGGTCCCGTTGGTCCGATCGACCTGATGTTTGATGGGGAAAAGACCCGGTTCAAGGATTGCACCGACAAGGCTTACAGCAATGACGAAGGCCATCGGCAGGGCAACTACAAAAAGAAGGCCGCTTAAAACAGCGCGTCACATTTTTACCCATGACCGACCAACCGGCAACTCCAAATCCGAAGTTCCGCATCAGCAGCGTCCTGATCGGAGCTCCTTACATCATCCGACAACCGGATAACCTGCTTATTCCCGTCTCCGATTGCCGGGTGATCGTTGAAAACGGAGGGATCTATCAGCGCCCCTTGTTAACTTTTGGGCTCAGCAAGGAACGGGTTATCCAGGCATGGGATACCGAGCACGAAAAATTCCACAAGATCAACCCCTATCAAGATCCACTCCAATGACACCCATTCCCATGACACCCATACCCCCGGAAATCCAGAATCCCTTTAAGCTCATGACATCAACCTTGAATGTTTTATCTCATCGTTCATGAAGGCCTCCCACCCCCGAAAGAACGGAAAGACCATCCGGCTGGAAATCAGTGAAGAGGGAGGGGAGATCAGTGCACGGGAAGCCGAGACTATGAGGATCCGGTGCGAGGCCTTCCTTCACAAAAGGGACCCGTTCTGGCGCGATCCAGGCACATTTTGTTTTGGAACAATTGGATCAAGGAGGAAGGCTGCATGACGCCCGTCGAATCCCCAGCTCGGTCTTTGGCGATCTCACTTTTGGAGTTGGCCGTGGAAGACTACGTCATCCTGCGCGAGATCGGGGCCGTCACCGGCACCGTGATCGATGTTTCCAGATGGCGCTACGAGGTCAACAAGCGTTGGCGCTACTCACCGAACGGTTATGACCGAGTCGTCATGGTGCAGGAGTTGATTGAGTTCCTTATGGGGGATCATTTTGAAATGCTTTGCGATTTTGTTTCCACCGAGGAGGAGAAATGGCAGGCATGGCAGTTCCGCCAGCGCCTAGGACTTGTGCCTGGAGCGACTAGGTTACTCGGAAGCGGTGACCTCTGGTGGATCGTGACTCCGGATTCGTGGGCTGAACGCCGGAAAAATTCCGTCGACGGAAGCCGATTGGCCGTCATGCCGATTTTTAATAAGGAAGCGACCGAAATTAACACGATTGCCAAGGGCCATCATGATGAAACTGAAAGAAATGCCGCTTAGTTCACTGCTGCGAGAAGAGTACCGGGGAGAATGTGTCGACCAGGATGCCACCTCGAAAAAACTTGTTGATGAATTGCCAACACGACCCCATGAAAGCACCCACTCGGTGCTGACAGAAGCGCTGGAAGCCACTTCTGGGGATCGAAGGCGCGATTATGACCACGCCTTACCGAATCACCAGCGCATTGCTCTGTATTGGAATGCACACTTACGCGCCATCGGAGTCCTTGGCAAGAATGCCGAGATCAGTCCGGCGGATGTTGCCATGATGATGATTTTACTCAAGGTGGCCCGGCAAGCCAAGACGCCCAAGAGGGACAACCTGGTCGACATTGCGGGTTATGCCCGGTGCGTTGCCCAGATCGAGGAGATGGAACCCTGACCGTTGTGATTTTTTCACGTCAGCAAACCCCAACACCCATACCCATGACACCAGAAGAGCAACGCCAGTACCAACTTGGAGGGGAGATGATGCGCGAGCGCCTCATTGCCCTTATCCATCATTATTACACCTCGCTCAAGACCTTCCATGGCCCTGAGGACGATCGGTGCGCCCTCCTGCGCAATATCCGAGATGACATCCGTGCCGATCAGGAAAAGGAATTCAACGCACAATCTTAAATGAGCGACTTAAAATTAAAAGCAGCGTATGAAGCCGCCGAAGCCAAGCGCCGCAAGGTAGCGATCACCGGAGACAAGGAGACCCTGCCCATGGATTTTGGAGAGTTTGCAGGGTTTGATGTCATCGATAACCCTGGCAGCTACGCCGAAGACCCGATCTGGAAACGCTACTGGAAGACGGAAGGGATCCGAGCAGTGAATCCCGACGGATCGATCATCACGGATGCCATGGAGCGCTTCCGTCAAGCCTTTGAGCTCGGTTACTTGGCTTGCAGAAAACTGGAAAAATCAAAATGAGCGCCGGGAAGGGATCTGCTCCCCGCATCAACATCCGCAAAACGATCCGATTGCGGGACCGCAAGATGGGCCGCGAAGCGGCGGTCGGCATGGCCCACTACGGGGCGATACCGCTGATTGAGCTGGATCCGCGCCAAGGTCAGAAGGAGCGCCTTGGGACCTTACTCCATGAGCTCCTGCACATCGTCTTCCCGGATCTTGATGAGGATCAAACCATTCTCTGCGAGCAACGCATTGCCTCCGTTCTCTGGAACGACCGATGGCGTCGGATTGAGGCCGATCTCTCTCAACCCCAAGAACAGCAAATCAAACCCAAAACCCAAAAAACAAAATGACACCAACCGAACAACCCAACGAATCTTTCAAAGGATCTTTTGTGCTTTTTAAGAATGAAAAGAAAGAAGGGGATCATCCCCGCAAGCCGGTCTATTCCGGATCCATCGAGCTGCCCGACGGGACAAAATACGATCTGGCAGGCTGGATTAACGAAGGAAAGGTCGGATCCAAGATCGAAGGTCAGAAATATATCAAAGGAGAGGTCAATCTGCCCTGGGTGCCTCAAGCCAAGATTATTGCCCAAAATCCAATTAAAAATGATGACCTGCACCAAGGGGATGAAATCCCGTTTTAATGATGGACGACACGCTTAACCCAAACGTGGCCCATGCAACCGGTTCCGAAACGCATTCGGTTCGCATCACCATACCAGAAACAGATGAACCAGAATCCGCTTGGGAAAAACTCTGGGACAAGGTCGATGACCTGATCGACCGCGCCCGGATCAAAAAGGAAAAATCACAATGAGCGATACGCCACGCACTGACGCTAAATATAAAGATCACGAATGGGATATAATGGATCACATTCCATTAGAGTTTTGCTCGTCAGCTTGAGTTAGAACTCAAAGCATCTCTTGAAAACCAACTCAAATTACAAGCCGAGGTCGCAAGGCTCCATGAGCGACGCGAAAAGTCCTTTTTGAGCTAGAGAAAGTGCCATTCCAAAACCCAAAACTGACCGCTTTCACGGCCCATCGTTTAGCCGACAGGTATCGTGAACAACTCAACCAACTAACCAAATGAACCCTGACACTTTTAACAAAGCATTGGATGCTTGCGTTGAATACCGACGATTGTTGGATGAAAAAACCAACGAGGTTGCAAGGCTCAGGGAGCAATTAACCAGAGTGCTCCTAATAGCTGAAACCTTTAGGTTCTACACAAGAGACTCCGAATGGAGGGACATGAAAAACGAGCTTGATAAAATCAAGGCTGAAATCAAATGAGCGACACGCCACGAACAGCTGCAGAAGTGAAATATACATTCAGCAGAGAATCGCTGGATATTGATGAGGACGGAACTCTTATAGGTTGCGAATTTGCTCGTCAGCTTGAGAGGGAACTCAACGCCTCTCTTGAAAACCAAGTGAAATCAATGGAGAGGCTTGTTGAACAACAAGATTTCACATTAAAGGCCGCTACATTGTTATCAAAAGCCGTGTTGCAACGAGACCGAGCGATTGAGATTGCGGATAAAATGGAACAAAGCATCGACACTATGTTTTATGCAGGAGGCAGGGTGAAGTTGCCGATTTTTAAGAAGTTTGCGGTGCTCAAAGCTGAAATTTCCCAATGATTCAGACCCCGCATCCCGTACATGCTTTGGTGGAGTTGATTGGCCGCCGCAAGGATGGCACCATTGCCGCCAGGGTCGGGGATCGGGAGCGGATCTTTACCAAGGATCAGCTAAGTGACTACATCACCCGGCGTGAAGAGGGGATACGCCTGGAGAAGATCGACCCATTGCGATACGGAGTCGAGCCGGTCAGTTGGACGCGGGCAGATAAGGAACGCGCCCGGCTGCGGGAGAAGATCCCCGTGGGCGTGATCGAGGAGTGGAATCTGGGAGGCAACCGAGCGGGCAAAAGTGAGCGTGCGGCCAAGCGGATTGTCGAGCTGATGCTTGGTAAAGAAAGTTCCAAGGTCTGGTGCCTCCAATCGACCGAGGCCTCTTCCATTGAGAACCAACAAGGCTTGGTCTACAAATACCTTCCCCCCGAATACAAGACCGACTCGGGCAAATTGCGTCAAGGCACCACGACCCGGATCAACTATTCGGTGGCCGGTGGATTTACGGAGAACAAACTCGTCCTTCCCAATGGATCGATGTGCGTTTTTAAATTTTACAGCATGGATGTCAAAAGCGTCGAGGGAGCCGAGCTGGACTGTGCCTGGGCAGATGAATTGATCACCCCCGACTGGTTGGAAGCTCTCCGCTACCGGCTTTTGACCCGAAACGGCATCCTCCATGTGACCTTTACGCCGGTGGCCGGTTACACCCCGACCGTGGCTTCCGTGCTCAATGGGGCGGTGACCACCGAGAGCACTCCGGCGGAGCTCCTGCCCAAAACGAGTGGTGACGGATTTGAAATGGTGCCGTTAATTCAGCAACCCATCAACCGGAATGCCGGGATCGTCTATTTCCACACGATTGACAATCCTTACGGAAATTACCCCTCTCTAAAAGTCATCTTAGAAAACAAAAATCGGGAGACCATCCTGTGCCGGGCCTATGGGGTGGCCACCAAAAGCCGAGTCAGTAGGTTTCCGAGATTCCGCAACGATGTCCATGTCGTCACTGCCGACAAGATCCCGACTCAAGGCAGCAACTTTCAGATCGTCGACCCCTGTTCTGGTCGGAATTGGTTTGCCATTTGGGTCCGGGTAGATGTTCGCGGTCGCCTCTTTGTCTACCGGGAATGGCCGCCTGTGGATCGCTATATCACTGGCGTAGGAGTGGTGGGACCGTGGGCAACCCCCAGCGCCAACAAGTCGGATGGAGACCCCGGAGAAGCGCAAAAGTCGTTTGGTTGGGGGCTAAACGAATACAAGGAAGAGTTTGATCGTGTGGAGAAGGAGGCCGGAGAGGTCGTGATTGAGCGCTACATGGACTCACGTTATGCGGCCTCGGCCACTTTGCAGAAGTCGGGCATCACAACCCTGCTTGAGGAGTGTGACGACATTGGTCTCCACTTTCTGCCTGCCTCCGGCGAGAACATCGAGGAAGGGATCGATTTGATCAATAATCTGCTTAGTTATGACATCGACAAAGAGGTGAGTAGCACCAATGAGCCGCGACTCTTTATCTCCAGTGACTGCATCAACATGATTTATGCCCTGCAGGAATGGACCGGTGCCGATGGCCGAAAAGGGGCGCTCAAGGATGTGATCGATGTCCTTCGTTATGCAGTCTTGGCCGATCTGCAATACCTAGAAGGAGACATTTTAAGGCCACAATCTCATCCGAGCGGGTGTTATTGAAGCCTATAACCGAAATAAAGGTCGCAACGTAAAGGAAGGGATAAAGATTCCCCCCTTAAGCTCGGACTGATCGGCAACTATTCTGCCGACCTATGTCACTTGTCAACGACGGGACCGGGTCAAAACTGGAACGAATAGGAGCCTTGGATGCCGGGGGAGACCTCGGTGAGAATCTAGCCGTCTTGAGCGCCGAGTTGATCCAGTCGACCCGCGATGCGTTTTGGTACTACAACAGGAGCGAAACTGCTTATTCGACCCGGTTGAACCTTTGGAACGGCCAAAGCGCCGACGGACGCAAGCATGGGGCCGACCTCAATGCCCAGCCCTTCCCGTGGGAAGGTGCGTCTGACATGAGGCCACGGGTCATTGATGCCGCAATCAACGAACAGGTGATGCTCATGATGCAGGCCTTCACCAAGGCCAACCCTCAAGCCGTAGCCATGGACTCGGACGACATGGAGTATGCCGAAAAAGTTTCCACGCTGCTCAAATATGTCCTTTGGAACCAGATGCGACCCCAGATCCGCCGCGAGCTTCAGCTTGCAGCCAACTGGCGCCAGACCTACGGATCAAGCGTGACGGCGATCATGTGGGATCAGCAGTTGCGCCGCACCGTGCAGGATGTGACCCTTGACGGGCTTGCCACCATGCTTGCCGCGACCGACGACCCGCAAAAGCTGGCCATGGTCAAGCAACAGGTCATGGAGCAAGTCATGGATCCCCTCCGTGAGGAAGAGAACCTCCGCGTGCTCATGGGGATGTCACCCATCCTTAAGAAAGGACCCGCCCGCGCCTGTTTGAAAGAATTGCGCGAAACCGGAAAGACCGAAATTCCCGTACCCGAAGTCTTTGCGGCCATGCCCCGTTGGAGCGCTTTGCTTCCGATGGTCGATGTCTTTTTTCCGGCAATCACCGACGACATTCAGCGTGCCCCCTGGGTCGCCCATCGGGAGCGCCTAACCGAAAGCGAACTCCGAGACCGCATCAATACGCATGGTTATGACTCAGACTGGGTCGAGGCTGCGGTCAAGAGAAAGGGATTTGTGGTCGATACCTTGACCTCAAACCTTTTGCTCCTCTCCGAATCTCGTCGCAATTTCTGGGGCATCCTTGACTACGAACGGCGAGACCTAATAGAAATCTTTCACTTTCACAGAAAATCGGTCGATGATGACGGCATTCCAAATGTTTGGAACACGGTCCTCTGTTTGGGCGTGCGTGACATGGTCGGCCTCGATGAGGCCCTTCCCTATGAACATGGCCAATACCCTTATGTGGTGCACCAGCGGGAACAGATTGCCCGCACGATCCTTGAATCCCGGGGCATCCCAACCATTGCCGATACCTGGGAACATGAAATCAAAGTCCAGCGCGATGCCCGCACCGACAGAACAAGTATTTCCGTCCTCCCGCCGATCCTTGTCCCCGCGTCTCGTGGCGCCATGAACCTCACCTTCGGCCCCGGCACCAAGTGGCCGAGCCGGAGGGGCGAGGAGATCTCCTGGATGAACATCCCGCCGGGGGACGGATCCTCCATCGAGATCGAAAAGGCCTCGCAGACCACCCTCGACCAATACTTGGGACGCATGACCGGCAATTGCCCGCCACAGCTTGCCCAACTTCACCAGCAAGATCTGGTCGACGGCTGGCTGCTTGAAATGAGACAGGTCGTCGGTCAGACGCTTCAACTCTGTCAGCAATACATGGCCGAGGATCATGTGGTGAGGATCGTCGGAGAGCTTCAGCGGCCTTGGAATGCCGGAAGGAGCGAAGTACAGGGCATGTTCGATATCTCCCTTGAGTTCGATATCCGGGATCTCAATCATGAGCTTCTGAAAGAAAAGTTCGGCCTGCTTCAAGCCGTTTTGGCCAATGACCGATTCGGTCGCGTCGATTACAGCAAGTTCACTGAGATCATGTTCCGCTCCATCGATCCGTGCATGGCAAGTGCTGTCCTGCAGCCGATGGATCAGGCCACCCAGAGTCAGGTGGCCAATGAGCAATCCGCCCTTACCCAAATGGTTGCCGGGATCGAACCACCGATGCAACCGCAGCCTGGCATGAATTATCAACTTCGACTCCAGACCCTTCAGCAGTCCATCCAGATGAACCCCGAGTTGCAACAGATGATTGCGGCTCGCCCGGTACTTTCCAAAATGGTGGAGAATCGGATCAAATTCCTCAGCTTTCAGATCCAGCAACAAGGCAATGCCCAGATTGGCCGGGTCGGTACCCAACCGGTGCTGCAGGCAGGTCAAGGCCAGCAATCCCAGCAACCCCAGCAGTAAGGAATAATGAATTATGAAGAAACTTTTTTGTATCTTTTCGTCCCTCATGTTTCATCGTTCATCCTTCTTTCAACCAAAGGTTGAAATCCTCCGCGCCACGCGGATGGATGACGCCCAGCTCCTTGCTGCGCTTTCAGTCGACAGCGATCACCCCGTCCTTCAAGCAATGCTGGAGGTGATTGACCGGGCAAGGACGGAGGCACGGAGTGAGGCCAAGGCTATTATCAAGAGCGATAGGGAAACCATCTTTGCCCTAGGCAGCGAACATGGCCTCGACCGCCTCGAAGAATACCTGCTCAACCTCCGCGCCGAAGCCATGAGGCAACGTCAGGGTTAACTTTAAACAACTTATGCCAATGACCTTCTCCGCGATCGAAAGATTGCGTGACGGGCTTGGTAAGGCTAACCCGCTAGCCTTGGACCAGGTGACGATCTGGGGCGGGAAAATTTGCTAGTTCAAGTTTCTCCAAAGCGGGCCTCATGCTCCGTGAGAACTGTCTAGCCGTCAGGTGCAATGAGGGCTGTCTGCGAATGTGGGCAGAGCGACCTGATCACCTGACTCCATTTTAGGAAGGGCGGTGCGATAGCGAGGCGCTGTGCATGGCGAACGTGTAGCCCGTCCCTTCCTTCATTTTTCATCGGAGGTCTCTGACCTCGGATCTTTGATCTCAAAAATCCCCCTTAAGCTCGGCACCCGCGGCTCGTACTTTCCGCGTCATGCGACCTTCCTGCGTTCCGGTCATCTCCGCATTAAGCGGGGAAAATGAAGCGCTGATTCTGGCGTCCTGAGCGCCGTACAAACCTCATGAGCGAAAGCACCAAAGCAGTATCAGACCCACTGGAGTCCGCCTACAGCGACATCCTGGATCACCTCCCGCCCGAAGTAGCCGAGGCACTAGGCCAAAGTAAAGGCCAAGGCGCATCAGCCAAGGCATCCAAAGCCGAAACCCCAGCTGCCGAAAACGAAGAGGATGATGCGGAAGAAATTGAAGAGACTCCCGAAGAAAAGACAGAGCAGACGGAGCAGACAGAGCAGTCAGACGAGGAAGATTCCGAAGATCCCGAGGATCTCGAAGATCCCGAGAGCAAAGATGAAACGGAGGACAAGTCCACTAGGAAGCTAGAAAAGCGCATCGACAAGCTGACCCGCCGACGTAAGGAGGCAGAGACGCTAGCCGAATCGCTGAAAACGGAGAACGAGCAACTCAAAGCCGACATTGAAAAGCGGAGCGTGATCAAACTGGAGGCAACTCCGGAGGATCCGCTTGCCGACCTCGATGACGCCGGAGAATTGGAAGCCAAGGTTTCTGCGGCCAAGAAGGTACGCGCCTGGGCACTACAGAATCCGGACGGAGCCACGGTGACTAATGCCGATGGATCCGAGCGCTATGTGGATCGCGCTGAAATGGCAAAGTTCATTGCCCAGACCGACGCGCTTCTCTCCGACCATGCACCATCCCGCCGCGAGTATCTCCGCGAACGCGAAGCCATCCTCCCCGAGGCCAAGGCGACCTATCCGGCGCTTTTCAAAGCCGGAAGTCAGGAACATCAGGTGATGGTGGATACCCTGAGACGGGTTCCCTCGCTTAAACGTCTGCCCGGCTACGAGCTCGTCATCGGTGACGCGCTGGCCGGGATGAAGCTCCGCCAAGCCTCCGCTCAGTCCAAGTCCGATACTGCAAAGGCAGCCACCGCAAAGCAATCAAGCGCCAAAATGGGTGCCAGGGCCATTGCCCCGGCGATCCCCAAGGCATCGGCCAGCAGGCCGCCCGCCGCAAGCACGCGAGAAAAATCCAATGAGCGCGATCGAGTCCTCTCGTCCGGGCGCATGGATGACCTTGCCGCGTATTTCGGCGGGTAGACCCACCTGACCTTCAACCAACCGACCTAACCAAAATCACCCAATACATTCGGGTCAAATGACCCACCAAAACAATGGCAGCAACAAGTTACATCAACAGCATCGGAAAGAGGGAGGACCTCTCCGACATCATCGCGGTCGTCGACGCTAAAGAAACCGTCCTGACGTCCAGCATCAAGAAAGGAAGCAAAAAGCCCTCCAACGCTTATGTCGAGTGGCTCGTGGATTCTTATCCCTCGACATCGACTTCCGGCACCGTCGACGGCACTGAGGTCAGCTACAGCAGCGCAGCCGACTTTGCTTCGACCCGCTACCGCATCGGCACCTATATCCAGCAGTTCCGCCGTATCCCCGGTGTCAGCCGTTTGGAGGAAGTTATCGCTACCGTTGCCGGTATCAACAACCCTGATCCTCAGGGTGTGGCCGGTGCCACGGAGTTCGCCCGCGCAAAGGCCAAGGCAACCGTCATGGTCAAGCGCGACATCGAATCGACCTTCCTCTCCGCCAAC